AAGATACTAATGCTGTATCTACTTATGTTGATGGAGCGTCTGGATTGAATTACGAATGGTCGGGAACTGCCAATGCTTCTACTTCTAGAAAGCGTCCTGCCATGTCTGTTATACGTGGTATACAGATTAAGAATGAATCCGGTACCAGTGCTGAAATTGTGTATGTAGCTTTTGATACAATTGCGTCCTCTAGTACGGGAATACCTGTATTGGCGGGAGCCACATATGAATCTAATTTTCCTGTAGACTTTAGGGATAATGTCTCAGTAGTATCTGCCTCTGGAACTCCTACTGTTAGCGGGGTCATCTGGGGAGTCCATAGCTAATGACTACATCCACTATTAAGACGGGTATAGGAGACATCCCCAGTCCTTCAAATTGGGTACACAATACTGAGATGTATCAGACTGTTGGTATTGATGCTACCATACTTCCCATTGAAAAGCAAGATAGTGGTAAGGTTTCTTTAGAAGATATTTCTGATGCCCTTGATGAATATAAACGATTATTTAAAGCGGGAATAGCTTCTAAAGCTGAAATTATTACATTGTCTAGAGCTTATCCAGACTCTACTTTGTACTCTAAAGCTGTCTCTAAACTTAGTGAGGGAGATCCTATGATTTTAGGTGGCCCCGCCTCTGTAGAATTAATTGATAGAGAAGGGCATCTAATCACTACAGTTGCTTTAGAAAAAGCTTTCAAGAAATACATGAATAATTTTCGTACCAGGAATACAATGGTACTACATTCTGATGTTCAAGTTGGATGGGCCTTACCTGCATATATTTCTAAGGGTGGACAGATATTTAAGTCTGGTGTAGGAGCGGAGGGACTTTTCTTCATTACGGAATTGCGGGATGATACCAAAATTGCCCAACGGGTTATGGATCAAGTTAATGAAGGGAAGCTAAGGAGTTATTCCATTGCGGGAAGTGCAACTAAAACTCAGAATATGCAGAAAGGTTTACAACCTTATATGCAAGTAGACGAAATGGAACTAGCAGAAGTTACAGTTTGTGAGAAGGGGGTAAACCAAAGTGCTGGGTTTGACATTCTAAAAGCAGAGGGAGCAGTAACTACTTGTATTGATGGTAGTTGCCTTATGCAGAAACAGGAATGTAATGGTAGTTGCCTTCTCCAGAAAGAAGAAGGTAAAATTACTCAGCTAGACTCAGGCTATAGAAATGCTACGGATGTTGAAATGCAAAATGGGATTATGTGTGGTACCTGTAAGTTCTTTAATAAACAGGAACAAACATGTGATATAATTGAAGGAATGATTGAAGACCACATGTACTGCAAAATTTTTGCACCTCTGGATGAATCTCCAACTATTGATGAAGGAAGGGAATTAACTATGTTAATGGAAAAAGCAGATGGGTCAATTGATTTTACTGGGTCTTTCTTGAACTGGATGAAGAAACAAGGCAAACCTTCCTCGCCAAAAGATATGGCTGGAACCTTTGCAACCCTATTGAATACTGCGGGAAGGGTATCAGAACATCATCAATTACTACGGGAGTATGGATTTCCTTCTGAGCAACCTCAAGAAGCCATGCGGTACACTCCAGTAATAGAAACAGAAACAGATGACTTTGGAATTCCCATTCATATGAAACCTCCGTGGACTGTTAATGAAGCGGGGTCACATCTGGGAAAGAAATTAGATGCTGATGCTCCTACTTACGATACTTCGTTAGCTGCTAAGGCTGAGAAGGATTTGCAAACAACTATGCATCCTTGGTATTCGTCAGAAATAAAGGTGGCTTTTCCTATTCGGAAATCGTTTACCAAATGGTTTCATGATAATGAGTTCTATCTATAATCATAATATGTAATATTCCACGCCTATCAAGGTTGACTTTCTCCTTTCTTGGTGTATAATAAAATAACACAAGAAATTTAAGGGGGGTCAAATGATAAGTAGTATAATCTTTTTCGGTATTGCAGGACTTGTAATATGTTTAATGGCAATAGTTTATGATAGAGGTAAGTCGGGGCATTCTGTGGAGTATTACAGATATTTAGAGAATAATAAAGTTCCTCCCCCGTCAGATAAAGACGACAGAATAATTCTTTATAATAACTTATGGGGAGTTAGGAGAAAGTGAAGTCTTTGCGCCCACAAATTCTTGTATGTATAATTATCCTAGGTGCTATTGCCATATTTTCTTTGGAATTAGAACATACTGCAATTACTACTGGCTGTATAACATTGTTAGGGGCACTGGGAATGAAAATATTGGAGTCGGAAAAGTGAAAAAAAGTTGGGTACGATGTCCAGGTTGTCAACGAAAGCAACATGCTAAGACTACTAAATCTGGGACTATGTGTGCCCCTTGTGTTAAACAGGGCAAGACTACTCAGACAGGTAAATTTAGATAACTAAGGAGTTCTATAATGGCAGAATGTGTTTGTGATGTTAATGCCTATGCGCTACAAGGTATCTGTGAATGTGAAGGAGAGTGTCCATGTGAGTGTGAAGTATGTGAGTGTGAACAGGTTAATCTGTGGTCTGTAGATTTAATCGAAGAATGTCCTTGTGGTGATGGACATTGTAGCTGTGGAAAAGCCCCCTATGAAACTTAATAGAACATTACTTATTAAAGCACTATCCGCAATAATGGCATTCCTAGGTTTCTTCATGAAAAAGGATTTAGCTAGATACACGCTTACTATTACAGATGTAGTAGACGCAGGGAAAGATTCGGGAATGACTGTGTTATCAATTATAGATGCCATGAAAGACCGTAAGTTAAGCCCTGAAGAAACTTTAGAGTTAGCAGAAAGATTGACTTCTAATAAAAGAAGTTTAGATAAAGCTCTTACTACTCTCATTAAAGATCTGAAAGATCATGCAATTGAAAAAACAAAGGGGGGGAATGAAGATGCTTGAAAGACTGGCCCAATTAATAATTAGATTAAAAGAAGTACTTCTTCATGTAGAAGAACGTCAAAAAGAAGCACATGGGAATGAAGCAGAGATAAAAGACTTACACGCAGAACTAGTTAGTTTAAAGAAAGACCAAGTAGATGCTATGAAAGCACTAGATGAACTAGAAGAGGTCATTAAAAAATGGGTATAGTTTATGATAAAATAGTTAAACTTAAACAGATGTGTACTCCTCCTGATTTAACTGAACCTTTGTTTGAAGCAAACACTGATTGGATAGGCCAAAAATTACGTGATGTAAATATTCTTAATACGGGAATGCATCATAAACCATTAGACAATAAATATTGGTGTTGCTCTCGATTGGATTTTGATGCTATAATCAAGTGGGATTGGACTGACAATAAAAAATATATAGCAGAAAAGTATGATTGTGATAATTTTGCCTTTAGTTTTAAAGCTAGAATGGATAGGAGATTTCATTTGAACAACGTGGGCTTGGTGATTGACTATTCGGGTGGACACGCTTATAATGTGATTGTTTTCTCTGACGGAACTGTGACATTGTTTGAGCCTCAATCAGATAGCTTCCCAATTTTAAATCCAGTAGCTGGATATTATAGATGTACATCGGGGTTTATAGTAATATGATGACTAATGATGGTTATAACCAGGAAAAATATACTGAAATACTAGAATCAATACGTCCTTTTTATCCTAACAATCCTAATAAAGCTTACGCTATTGTTACGGAAAAGATTGGGCCAGTCTTTAATGATGTTCTTATCCAGTTATTGTGGAGGCAATTGGATATGGAAAATATAAATACTCGTAGTGTAGAACATACAGTACCTTATCAAGTGATGAAGGGACGTTTTAATATGAATTAGGAACTCCCAAACCGAGATGAGGGAGTAAGGAGGTGATCCAGTTTCACCTAGGGGGCATCTGAAAATGATGCCCCCGATTGTTTGACAAGGGGCCAACGTTGTGATAAAGTAATGGAACTGAATTTTTTGGAGGTGACTATGGAAATACAAGATCCTGCGAAAGCCCTATGGATACTAATTGCTTTTGGATTGTTAGCTTCGTTAGTAGTATGAATATGAATAATGGTAATACATCACAGCCCGAATGGTCTGTTTTAGGCTCTGAGTTACTAGAGGGGTCAATGATGGAACCTTCTTATGGAGAAGCAATGCGTCTATTAGACACCCCTGGAGTAGACCCAGCTTTATATATGCTCTTTTGTTCCTTACCTCAAGGGCATATGTGTATTACTAATCAAGATCCTACAGGTACTTGGTCAGTCGCAGAGGTAAGAGGGCTAATGCAATGCGCTTTTATGTTGGGTACTTACGTTAAAAAATCAATTGAGGAAGCAGAAAAGCTATGGTAATGTCTTATTTAATTACGTCTAATGCAGAATATACTAATAGGATTAATATGATTGAAGAGAAGATTGATAAAATGTTGGACAAATTACAAATTTTGGAGTATAATATTAATGTAATCTCCACCGCTTTAAACAAAGAATTGGATACTATATCTGATATAGTACGGACATTAAAGTAGTTTAGGAGGGTTTAAGATGAGTTTATCACAGGCAGAAATTCATGAAAAGATTTTATATCCAGTTACTAAAGTGTTGGCAGGAAATGCAGGGGGAAGTGGGGTTTTAGTATACAGTAAAGAAGACCCCAATAAACCAGGCGATTTTATTAATATTGCTTTAACTTGTCAACATGTTATTGATGGTGCTATTAAAGTCTCTGAACAATGGGATAACATTCTTAAGAAGGATGTAAAATCAGATGTGTTAGAGGAAGTTCGCATTGAAGTCTTTGACTACGATAAGAGTAAAGTAGTGTCGGCTAATTCGACAACGGCTCAAATCATTGCTTACGATAAACATCATGACTTAGCCGCTGTTAAACTAAATAATACTAGACCTATGAGAAATGTAGCTACTGTTATACCTAAAGAACCAATAAAAGAACTCCAAGTAACTGATCCTGTATGGGTTTGTGGATGTTCTTTACTTCATGACCCTTTCCCAAGTCCAGGTAACCTAACATATCTACGTGAAATCATTGACCAGAAAGCATACCTGATGCAGAATGCTCCTAGTATATTTGGGAACTCTGGTGGAGGTTTGTTTCACGGAGACACTGGACATCTACTGGGACTAACCTCTAGAATTACTTCTACCCAACTTGGATTTGGTATAGATATTATGACATGGATGGGATTCAGTACACATCCTGATAGATTATATGAGTTCTTTGAACATCAAGAACTACAGTTTCTATATGATGATACTGATAATTATTATGATGCTTTGCATCGTAGAGACAGTCGTAGGCATGAAGCTTTACGGAATCTATTGTTTGAATCTAAAGGGGAGAGTCCTTAGGGTATGAAGAAGCAAAGGAAACTGAAAAATGCCAGGACTTGACATGCTTGTGCGATTCGGTTATTGTATCATCTGTGACAACGGGCCAGACAAGAA